TTGAATGGGAGGTAATGAGGTATAAGGCTGGTAAGTGGGTAGCAGATGAGTTTCATACTCGTCAAATAAATGGGGATAGAACAAGGGTAATAGGTACTAATGCTGCTCGATGGCTTAGGCGTCAGGGATTAACCAGTGTATTCAGTGGTGTGAATACTGCTCTTTATGGTAGGAATATAGGAGAGGGAAGACGCTGGACTATGGGAGAGATCATGGATAAGATCGAGCGTACAACTAATGAACAGTACTTAGACCCAGATGGTCTTTGGAAGCCAGGTATTAGTCCTGACTCAAGGAATACTTTACTTCCTAAGGTCGCTGATGTCTTAGCTGGAGTAGATTGGAGCGATGGTATATTCCAGAGAGTGAACTACCCAGAATTAACAAGGATGTATGACTCTCATAATGCAAAGGTTAGTAAACTTGATTGGTTAAAAAATATTCTTGGGAGGTCAAGTTTTAAGGTGATGCGTGGCTCACCTGAGGGGAGAGGTGATTATATCAATACAGTCTGGAAGTATAAACTTTTTACACGTCCGGGTATGGAGGCTCAAACAACGCCAGGGCATTCAGAATACAAGGAAGATTTATTTGAGCATTTTCCTGCTTATTCAAAACGTAAGGGATTTGATCCTTCTGACCGATTGAAGAGGAAGAGGTATCTCTTGGATATGGTACGTAAGGCTGAGGATTATATTGTTAATGATATGAGTGACGTAGCCAGTATTAAGATTATCTCTGAGTTATCTAAGCAAGTTATGGAAGAAGCACCAACGCCAGACATAGGTGGATCAAGGGTGCGGAGTATGCATGAGGTTGCTAATAATATAAAGCTTAGCAGTTACCTGGCTATGAAACAGAAGATTAATCCAAGAGAGATTTATGATAATCTTACTGAGGAACAGTATAAATGGATGGAAGCCTTGTTGAAGGATGTCTTTCCAGAGAACAAGTCAGCTGCACTTGACCAAGCAAGGATTGATATAAGGATAGCATCATATAAGGACGGGCTAGTCTCTGATGCGGAAAGAGAATTGTTCGATCAGTTTATGCTTGGGAGTGTGAATCGTGGGTTTGTTGATAAGATAGATGGCTGGCTTAAGAAAAAGAAATATGTTACCAAGGAGATGGCTGACATTGCTCATCGTATGAAGATAGCTTCATCAGGTACAAGTCTCTCACGTATTGGGTTTAAATCTAAGGCAGTATCTGATAAGAGCATTAGTAGATATACCAAGGAGTACAGCGCACTGTTTGATAGGAATATCAAAGCTGTGCCTGAGAAGGATCAGGCAAGAGTGTTGAAAGAGCTTGAGGATGCACCAAACCAGCCTGTTAGGTTTGTGGATGACATGGGTAACATAGTAAAGGGTACTCCTCTTGAACAATCTGATTATGATCTAGAGACCCAAAAGTATATGGATAGAGCGGCACCATTTGAAGGATTACATGAAGGTAAGCTAGACCATAAGGCTGCAGAAGTTGTAACAAGTTTGACAAATCATATTATGCACTATTTCCCAGCTAAAACTGGTCGCGAATTGAATGGTCTTGTTCGTGGGATACTTGGTAAAGAATTGAACAACATGACCCTTGAAGATTTTAAGATGTTGGACAGATGGTTTACACAGGTTCGTGGTGGTACTTGGTATCAGAAAATGTTTGCTGAAATATCAGACGATCAGTTTGTGAAGCTGGGAAAGAGACATTACTATATGTTTCCTCGGGCTGTTAACAGAGATTTGATGAGGGCTGAGATACAGCTTGTTAAAGATAGGGGAGTATACAAAGACCAACATGGTAACGTTGTATCTGGAGTAATATACAGACCGACCAATGTTGGGGAAGAATTACAGCAGATATTCCATGGGGCTCAGCAGTATAGTGTGGGTAAGCATGAGGAGTTTAAAGGAAAGTTGTTTAATGATCTAAGACCTTATGTTTATGCATTAGAAGAGGGTGTGGGATTACATGAGCTAGCTGTTACAGAAATGGATAAAGCTTATGCAACCAAGGAGCTGTTACCAAAGCATGGTACCGGAGCTATCTATGGCCACTATGCGCAGGGATACATAGCCAATGAGAGGAAGGCTAACTTTGAGTATGGTAAGCTTAGAGATCAGAAGTTTATTGTAAGGATTGGTGATACTTCTGAGCAACTCTCAGGTAGGCAGATAATTGAAAGAATAAAAGAAACTTATAAGACATGGAATGTTCAGTCATCAGAGTGGCTACGTGGTGGTGCTAAGTTTGATGAGTTCAAAGAATTATGGGAAAGGACAGAAGCAGTTAAGGGAACAGATGCTGCTTTAAAGGCTGTTAGAGATAAGTTTATTAAAGAGGCTTACCAACAACAGCAGAAGGGCTTGCCTTATGATATGTCATTGGGGATAGACGGTACGAAATGGGTTGCTAGTCGCATTATGGTTCTAGAGGTTCCTGGTACACAGGAGACGAGAGCTAAGGCTCTGAAGTCTCTTCAATGGAGAGAGCATAAGACAGGTCAGATAGACTTTGACAAGTACTGGCCTCATATGTTATTTGACAAAAAGAAAGCGGCTGAGAATCTAAAGGTTGCGTTGAAGAATGTATTAAATGATACTTCTTATGGTACGGATGAGGCTGGACTGGAGGCTAGAGACAAGCAACTAAAGAAGTTGACAATGATGTATCATCAAGTGACAGGAGACTGGGTCACACGTAATGATATAGGAGAGCAGTGGGATAAGGTTCATAATATCTTAAATGATATATCCGTTAACAAGAAGGCTGCACAGGAGCGTATAAATGATCTCCAGAAGCCTAGGATAGTAGGTAATATGCTTTCCAGGGAAGTGCATGTACCCGGATGGAATACACAGCCAGAGGTGTATGATCTGTACATGAAAAATATCATTGACTCCTTTCATATGAATGTGGCTCAGATAATGGCACGTCATAATATTGATCTTGCAAGGAGGAGGTGGACTAAGGACAGGAGAATGCCGCCCGAACTTGTTAATGCATGGAGTAACTATTGGTCACTGTATGCTAACGAAGCAATGGGTGCACCGGTTAAGATACCTGAGTATATGTTGAATGATCCAAATATGCAGCTTGATGCTACAGCTTATAAGTGGTGGGCTGATGATAGAATGGCTAAGAGAATGGATGGAATAAGGAAGTGGCTCGGTCTTAAGAAGACTGACCCTGATCTTCCAGACCCTCTTGATTCTGTAAGTTTTGAAACACTTCGTTCTCTCGGACAGCTGGAAGCGAAGTATGAACTGGCAACGTTGCTAGCTCACCCAAAGAGTTCAATTGCAAACCTGTATGGTGGTACTGTACATACTCTTATAAGTACAGGTTGGAGGAACTTCAAGAGATCACGTGACATGAACTTTCTCAAGACTCATATCAATCCGAAGTGGGAATCAAAGGATGATGTGGAAGCTTGGGTTAGGAGTCATGGTGTTGTTGAGGAGTTCTTACTTTACGAAGCAAATATTAATCCAGCTCTTCGTACTAAACAGTGGCAAGGTTTTATGAAGGATGCTGTGGGTAAGATAAGGAGTGATCCTGAGTTCTCTGATGTAAAGCTACGTGGATTAGCTAAGACGCATGGTATCAGCGATATAATATTCAACAAGGCTGCATGGTTTATGCGTAGACCAGAGCGTACACTTCGTAGAGATGCCTTCTTGGCCCACTATCTTATGGCAAGAGAGAGGTTTGGTCCTATGATTAAAGACCTGGATCATCCCTACCTAATAGAAATTGCTAAGAGAGGAGTTAAAGGTACGCAGTTCTTGTACTCAGCACCCTTTCGCCCTGCTTTCTCAAGGTCACAGTTGGGTAAAGTCATGACTCGTTTCCATACCTGGGCATGGAACTCTGTAAGATTTAGGAAAGATATTATAAATGAGGCTGATTTACATGGATGGAAAGAGGGTACACCAGCTTTTAAAAGATTTCAACGTATGGCTACTGCTGATCTAATGATGTTTGGCCTTGGTAATGTATTTATGTACTCTATCTTTGAGAATGCTCTCCCCGCACCATGGAACTGGATACAAGATTTTTCTGAATTGATGTTTTCAGCTGATGATAAGGAAAGAGAGAGAGCTTTCTTTGGAGCATGGCCTAGACCGTTTCAACCGTTACAGATAGTCACACCTCCTATAGCAAGGCTGTTACCACCTATGTTTAAAGCTATGGTTCAAGATGATTACTCTAGACTTTCAGAGTACTATGTGTATACTATGTTCCCTTTCGGAAGATTTATAAGAGATATAGCAGGCCCTGGTGGGATGATGGAGAACCCATCAAGGGCAGTAGAGAAGATGACTGGCTTACCTTATATGCAGTTATCTAGGCAGGCTACTAAATATAAAGAGGATGAAACAATCAGGGTGGGATAATGCCGTATCTTGCACCACTTGTACCAAATCTTAGTAAGCAGATAGCGAAGAAAATCTTTTCGCGTATAACTACTCATAGACATGGCCTTGTGTCTAGTTCGTATGGTCCTAATTCTCCTTGGAAGCATGCTTTACAATCACGAGTAGGTAGTTCAACGGCAACTGAATTATCTTTACCATTAACTGAAGTATATAATGCTTCGGTGATAGATGATATTGCTGCTCGATTTCATATAAATCCAAATACAAAAGCTGTATCTGTTTTAGATGATAGTGGACGATGGAATTATAATGCAAGACTTACAAGTCATACAGGTGGAGATTCATCAGAGGCATTAATAAGAATGGGTGGCCATCAGAATTATGCTTTATCTGACCAAGCAGTCACAAAAATATTTAGAGATAATTCACTTAATTTACAGCATGCTATCAAAGACAGTTGGCGGCTTGGTGCTTATAGAAGTTACAAAGGCTTTAATGCTTACGATACAACTGTTCATCCTGTTGATAAAATGGCAGAGTTGACAACTAGTATGAATACTTTAAAAGGTAATGGTATTATAAGTAGTAAGAATTTTACAGATTTTAAAACGGCAATGTTTAGGGCTGAGGATGATGCACGTAGAGAAATAGGACAGTTATCTGCTTCACAAGCAACTGAAGAGGCTGCAGAAGCAATAACATCAAGGCATTTTACACAGAATTTTGCTAGACATAAAGATACTATGAAAACTGATGCTTTGGGTGGGGTTCTATCGAGGTTCCAGGTAAATAGACATACTGGTAAGCAAGCTGGTGGTATTACTCGACACTCCTTAGATTCGGTTGGTCGAGCAGGAGCACCCCCTAATGCTCCTACTATAGCACAGGTACAAGGTAGTCGTGCTATCGTAGAAAGAGGTTCTTTAAGCCGTTCACAGCATGATATAGGTCATACTTGGACTGATTGGAATAAACATATTCGTGATGTAGGTCAATCATGGTCTCCTTTAATAAGAAATGCTGGTTTTTTAGATAATCAAGCAGTTGCACGAAGGATAGGTTTTGTTGGAGGGACTTATAATAGTAGTTCAGACTATGTAATTCGGGGGCTTGGCTCTCAAACTAGAGCTAGTTTAGGCGCAACTGGTCGAGCATATAATAATACGCTTAGGCAGCTAGAGTCTGGGAGTGGAGGATCGGTTGGCAGGTCGGCAATACAGACGGCTGATGATCTTGATGAAGCAGCTCTTGAGGCTTTTTCAATGCAACAAACAGGGCAACCTTTGAGAGGGCCTTCTACTCCTCCAAGAATAAGTGATAAAGATTTTCTATGGAATGAACAAAAAGCTGCTGAAACTGCTGGGCGTGCTATAAACGGTAGCCGTGTTGATGGTGAGCCTTCTATGCTTGTTAAGCTTGTTCCTAAGGGTAATAAGCCCGCAGCTACGCTTGCAAGTATAAGTGGAAAACCTATTTCAGCGGAAGCAAGGGCTGCTCAGCCAAGCTACTTTGGATCATCACAATTTACTAATGATACATCTAATATGGCGATAGGTGATACAATAGGAAGAAGAATAGAATATCAACCAGTTAGGGGTGGCGCTGCTGCTGAACGTCAGTATATTTGGATGGATTTGAAGAGGATAGATAGTACAGTTCCTGGGAGTGGACAAAAATCATATGAATTTAAGCTTGCTCCATGGAGAAAAGTTAAAACGGATGATGGTTTTGAAGTATGGTCTCCAGAATATTTAAGTGGAGAAGTTACTCCTTCTGTTGGAGTAGAACATCTTGCTGCTAAAATACAAAAACGGGCTGGGAAGATGAAAGATGCTAATGGAAATAGTGTTCATAGAATAAGACATAAGAATTTAACAGATATATTAACAGATGGCTCTGGTTCAGATAAATTAACTTATATAGATATGAGTATGTCTTTTAGAAATTTTGAACAAATTTCATCTAAGGAACAGTCAAAAATGGCGGATTTATTTTTTGGATTAGAGCGGCTTTGGGATAAGAAGGGTAAAAATCTTATTCTTAATACTAATTCTTTAAGTAGTGATAGTATGCCTTTGATGTTGAGAATGTCAGCAATGTTAGGTGCAAAAGCGAGTGTTCTTCCAAATTCAGTTTGGAGAGGGGGAAGCTTTTTTGTGGATCAACCATATAAATTACTGCGTTCAGTAAATGATCATGGTAAACTTGGTCCACTTACAAAAAATTTAGAAATGGGTAGATTTTATGCAGAATTATTAAAAGATGGCTCTGCTACGTCACCTATTTCTAAAGCAATTGTACATAGAGGAGACCCCGCACAAACTGGAGGGTTAAATAAATTAAGAGAACAATTAGAAGGATTTAATCAATATATGGGTCTTTTAGAAAGAGCTTCTAATAAGAGTTTTCGACAAGTATTAGGAGAATCAGGTAAACGACGGGTATGGAGAATGCCAATCCTTGATAGTCTCTTAAAAGATGGTGGTCTTCAAAAACTTACGGATCAAAATTTTAAACAAGTTCTAAAAGAGTCGAAGAGAATCCTAGATAAAATTGAGAGTGGTCCTGGAAAACCTGATATTAATACAATATCATATGAGAAAACATTAATGATTTTAACAAGAGTCCTTCCTCTTGCATTTCTTGGAGGAGCAATGGTAAATGGAGAACTCCCAGTCCTATTACCAGGGGGAGAAGAAGGGGTGGATACTTAAACTTTACACCAAGGGTGGTAAGGAGATACAACCTCATAATCCACCCTTGATGCTGTACCTAACTCAGTACTATGGAGGTAGCATATTAGTTAGGTATGCTTGGTAATACTATGGTGTCATAGAAATGACATCCATCTGGCTGACATTCCTTGCCAGCCATTTTCTTGTCTATATGATATGTTGTGATAGATTTACCTTCCCCATGAGTAAACTTAAATATTAATCCACTACATATTCCTTTATTCCAGTTGGAACAATGTTTCTGCGCCAACCTCTTTTTGCTAACTGCCATAATTTAAGCGGAACATCCTTGGTGCCTTTGTACCTGGAAAGATACAGAGAAGGGAAGGTCGGGAAAGTGAATGCCCCGCTATGTTTAATTTTCAACAAAGTCTCCGCATACATCTATAGAATTTATGAATAAATTCTTGTAAATCTCAATTTCAATTTTTACTAAAAATTTGAAAATGATTAATCACAGTCACTTCCTTTACACCCTGCAACCATAGTCCCTTGAGCCTTCTGGATTTCCTTTCCTATATCATTATTATCCATTCTTTCAAGAAAAGATGTAACTTTATCCATTTCAAGCATGTCGTCATTTGAATAACATTCTACTCTATAACATTTAAGAGCTCTTATAACCCTGTCATAGTCTCTGTCATTTAAAGTTACTTTTTTCATTTCCATTAGTATCTTCCTCCTTTTGCCAATTTCCTCATAATATATTCTCTTACTTCCATAGTTTGCTTTTTAACCCAATCTATTAAACTTAAGTAATCTTCTTCATCAAGAGGACCTTTACGTGTATTACATGTTTTGCAAATAAGCTGAAGATTTTCAATTACAGAATCTCCTCCCTTTGAAAGGGGGATAATATGGTCACATGCTATTGTCCTGATATTTAATTGTTTTTCACAATATTTGCACTCTTTGCCGTAGTTTTCTAAAAATAATTCTTTTAACTCATCTAAAGTTATGTTGAATATTACATCGTTCTCTTCAGAACGCTTTCTAAGGTTACTTTTAAGGATTGATATTTTCCTCATCAAGCGTTTGTATGCCTGGTTCCAATATGTTCGATGTATTGGAACAAGCTTTTCTCTAAAGCTGCCCTTAAAAGTTGGGGATACACACGGACTTATCATAACCGCATAGGTAGGGTTAATCCGAGGTAAGGATGATAGTGCATATCCCCAAGGCTTTATTTCCAATTAAACATAAACTGAACCGCTATTGAGGCTCTCCATGCTGACATAATCAGATGAATGTATGAATTTGTAACATCTTCTCCGAGTTCAATCCCGCAAGATATTAGGTTGAATAAAGTTAATTGATATCCTTTCAAGCTAATATTTTCTACGTGATCATTGTATATATTAAATTTTACAATGTCACGTATACTCATGATCTTCTTACCCTTTTAAGACGTTCTATAGAAAGTCCTTTTATTAACTTTCCATTTTTATGAGCATTCATTGCATCTTTTCTTGCTTTACTTTTGTCAATAGATTCACGGACTTCAACCTTCTTGTATTTATCATCAACAAGGGATTGGTCAACTTTTACTTCTCCATAAGTTTCATATAACTTATATCTAGCAATATCAGTTTCCCAAATTCCGTCCTCATCTCCTAGCTTTTCAATTACAAAAGGAAGTAATTTCTGGTTAAACCAGTCTTTTGTTCGAGAAAGTGCTCTTCTCCTTGTTTTTAACCGATCTTCTTCCTCTTTTAGTGCCTCTATAGAAGCATCCATTACAAATTCACGCTTTCTTACTTCTATTAGAAATTCATCTATACTTTCAATTTTCTGTTGAATTTCTAACTGAAGCGTGTTTCTTGTATCACGTTCATGCTGAGACTCTACTTGACCTTCTATGGTTTCTTCCAGTTCAAGTAACTGCTTGACTATCTCCTGCGTTGTCGCCATCGTATGTTCTCCTCATTCTAAATGATGGTTGCCATTTAAGGTCGATTTCCCAGAGGTCACCGTCAGAGTTCTTTAATAACTTGATAGTTTTGTAAGGACTCTTTGCATTTCCCTGAAGAATCATGACCTTCCTTGAAGCATTTTCGATTGCTCCACTTCCTTTCCCAGAATACAGGTCAAGTATCTCTGTCCTGCTATATTCCCTTGATGTTTGACTAATCTGTATGATTATAATATCAAGGTTTACAGCTAAACTGGATAGCTGATGACATATGTACCTGATAGTCTCATATTCACCTCTCATCCCTTTTGGGGGTTCTACAAGGTCAATATAATCTACAATTACACATGCAGGCTGCAATTCACGTATTTTATCAGCAATCTGATTTATAGTAGGTGCAACTGTTTGGACAACAATATGATCAAGTTCATTTTTATGAAATTTGAACATTTCTTTTACATTTCTACCTATTTGTTCTTTTGACTGTCCAGTTAGAATCTGAAGATTCCTTCTGTGCATCATCCAGCTTGACAGTTCAAGACTAAGATATAATGTAGATATTTGTTCATCCTTGGCTATTACATCTTCTAAGGCATGATATGCTAATGCAATATTCTGAGCTAATGTTGTTTTATTTGAACCAGTTGGTCCGCATATGGTAACAAGTTCGCCTGGATATATTACAGTATCGACGTTTCCTAGTCCAAATAATTTGGCTAAGTCTATTTTCCTGCCAGTAAAATCAGCAGTGAGCCTATACTCTAACTCTTCTTGCATATCACGTGCACTATATGTTTCAACAAGATAGTCCTTATGTTTATAGTAAATGCATCGTGGTTTACAATGTTTTTCCATTAATGGATCATGACAACTGTACTTATACCCGCGATTGTATACACTTTCTACCTTATCTAGTACTATCTCTTCTTTCATGGAGTTCTTATTCCACCATAGCAATGCAGCCTTGGTGGCATCAGAGTGTATTCCATTTCTCCTGAAATGTGATGCTATTCTTAAGATGTAATCATTTCTCTGACCATGTTCTGGTCCTTGTGAATACATTTCCTGAACACAAGGAACGACATTCCTAGGTTCAGTTACATTAGTAAATGCTCTTACACTTGGGATATTAGTTGTTACATGGCTTTTTAATTCCCCATTCCCTTCACCAATTATGTCAAGATGGTTCATTTCCAAGTTAGTAAACCTTGTCCTGGCATATTCCTTTATACTCTCAGCTGCCATATTATTTAATTCACTGTGAGTTAATGGAATCTTGTACAGAGAACTCTTTTGATTCAGAGTATGCTCAAGCCTGTATATCCCTGTTCTAGAATATATAGATGCATCAAGGTCGTCCCATATTCCAAGGATTGTTCTTTTAACGATGAATGGTAAATCCTTGGACTTTGCAGGAAATGTAAATATTCCTGCATCTACAATTATATGATAACCGGTACCACTGAACATTGGCATTATTGCTTCTTCGGGGGCTCCCATATCAACCAAATCCATTACAATGGATCGAGCAATATCTAGTGTATGTTCATCGCTGTTGTCTTTCCTATCAATGTCGATAGGTACAACATCAATGCTCCTTGAGCCAAAGAAGTTCTTTAAGGTACCGTTTGCCTTTACATATTCAACTGCCTCATTATCATAGACATATGTTGACCTGTAAATAGGCATAGTCTCACCTTCATTGTGAATGTACTCATGAATATCTCTTCCGAGTTCCATAAGAAGCCCTCTGTTATGAGGGCCTCCTATGGCTATTTCACAGTACATTTAACTAGATGAGAATGGGAGTCTATCCTGCTTAGATGTTGCATCTTTAATACTAGGTTTATCGTATTCTTTAGATGCGGTAACTACTACAGGCCGTCTATTTACCGGAGTAACAACTATTTCTGATGCATTCCATGGTCCTTCATCATCATTATCCGGTGGAAAGTACTCGTTTATAATGCCCTTAGCTTTTAGGAATTTTATATAATCCTTAAACTTAGTAACGGCCGTATGATCAGTACTATCTGTTAACCGGGGATCTACTCTGGTGAAGGCTTTACCTTCTCCCGTGTCTTTGTTTACTACCCATTCTTTGTAAACATAGACTAAGTATTTATACTCAGGGTCCACGTCTTTGGGAACAGCAAAGTGAGCATTTAATGTTGCAGCAAGATCAGTAATCTCACCATCATCATCTACCCAATTTCCATTCTTATCAACGCCGCCTTTCCAGCCGGTAGCATCTACTAAATACGTAATTCTGTTTAAAAGCGTATTCTTTTTAATGGTACCGTCAGGATTTTTATCAAAGCTACCAAATATTCTCATATTCTGGGGATACTGACTTCCTTCAGTCTGGAGTTCTATTTCCAGATACAGGTCAGCCCAGTCATACTCACTGGTTTTATCCCTAAATTCACGAATACAAGCACTTTGATAACCTAACCAAGGAGCTTTGCTTTTAAATGAGCGTGCTCCTTCTGTTGCTTGTGGTCTGTAATGTGCCATAGTGACACCTCCTTATCTAGCCAGTGCCTTGTTAGGTGTAGAATGCCCTTGTTGATGAATAGCATTTTTCACCTCTTCAGCTGACGCAATAGACTCTTCAGTCCCAAAGCCAGCCATTGCTAGACAACGGCCTACAGCCGAAGTTTCGCAGTTTTCCAGAGCACTAGTCTGGTTAATTTGACTACTCCCATGAGATTCATGTGCGAGGCCTGTACAATAAGTTTCAGGATGCTCGTTTGGATTCGTAAAACAATATGCTTTTACTATCCAATCACCATCTTTGTAGTCAACAAGTTCTGTTCTAATGCAACCATAAGGATATGCATTGTAAAAGGCAACAATTCTGTCCTTTACCATTACATATTCTTTGCCATGAATGTTTACCGTAGGTGTTTTCATTACCTATTCCTCCAATCATTTTTACTCTGATACTCTTTTGGTATTTTAATACCTTTAACTCCTGAATAAACAAACCATCCATTTTGATTTCTTTCAAAGAGTTCTCTTTTATCCTTAATATATGATGGATCATTCTCACCATTGTAAGGCCATTTCCAATTTCTGATATAATAAGATTTTTGATCTGATTGATATCGTTCTTTCGGACCAGTTTTCTTTTTCATACTACTCCAATTATAAATCTGCGTGACTAGAAAGGAGGAACATACCGTTTCATTTGATTATAATAACAACAGGGTCATTACAATACCAGCCACGCAG